AAAAATTCCAAATAGATACATGACTCGTTGAAGGCACAGTTTTAACTAATGGGTCATACTCACCTTCTTCATTCCAGTTAGGATACTCTTTATCTACAGCAAATGGACCTTTCATTATACCTGTACCAAACAATGCCATTTCAAATGCAGCGTGACGTAATTGTTTATTTGTACCCGACTCTTCTAACTGGTCGTGTATTTTCTTTTCCATTTTTTTAGCTGCAATCATTGAAGGATGAAATGTAACTTTACTTTTTGTAGTGCCTTCACCTTCTGTAAGTTTATCTGATATAGGAGATAAAAAATCTTTTAAGTAACTTAATCGTCCAGATAAGTCATCTTCTGTTGCACCTTCAATATTTACAGGATTACCTTCATTATCTAAAATAAAAGGTTTAGCTCCTGTAGCTTCTTTTTTATTTAACTCTGTATTAGTGTTAGGCGTTATATCAAAATGAGCAGCTTCAGCTACACCATCTGGAAGCACTGTAGGGTCTATACCCAATGGAAATTTTGTATTTCCAAATAGTACATCTATTATTTGTCCGTAAGCAGCTAAAGTTTTAGTTTTAGTTACTTTAATAAATACTCTAGATTTTTCAGCTTCTGTAAATTGAACATCCGACCCATACAAACCTCTATAGTTTTTGTAAGCTTTTAACCATCGTTGTTCATCTGTAAATCTAGCTGTTTCAGCTTTAGAGTATTTTTCATTTACGTATGCGACTACTGATGATTCTGACTGCAAAGTAGAATCGTTATCTTCTACTGCAGATACTTCATCTGTATCAAACATTACTTCATCTTGTTCTATTGCCATATTTAATATCCAAAATTAGGGTCTGCTGCTTTAAAACCTGATACTGTAGTCATAGGATTAAAATCAAACAAACTGCTTCTAGGTCGAGACATAATGCCATATCTTAAAGCATCATATAAGTGGTCTTCTGAGTTAGTATTTATATCTTCGGGGTTTTTCTTGTCCAAAGGTAGTGATGGAAGTTGAGAAATAACATTTGTACAGCTATTAAAAAACACCAAACGAGGTTCTTCTGTGAACTCGTCAACTTGCAATCTTCTATGGATTTCATTTTTACCTGCAACTCTACTTCCTCTACTTCTATCTGATGGTCTCCATCTACAACCTCTATGTATCATCTGTTCTGCCAAAGATGGACCAGTATCCCCACGTTTATGCCACAAGCTGCTATCAAGAACACCGTAAGAAATAGTTCCGTCATCTTTCTCCGCTTCTAAAATCATATCAGCTAAATCAGTAGCTAAAACTTTATGCGTATATAATTCTCTGTACACTACTAATTGTTCACTAGGACTTACAGCAATCCACACCACGCCACTGTAGCTTCCATACCCATAGTCACAAGCCCTAAATTTCTTCCAACTTTTAGGAATATCGAATGGCTCAATAACATGTATTTCTCTATTCCATTCTGAAAAAGCAGCACCTTCTGCAACATCCCAATCTCCTTCTAAAAGTTGTCTTCTTTGATGCTCTGGAAGAGATAAGAGCATTGTTTCGTAATCACCTGATTCAGCTAAATATGGATTATCAAATAATTTAGCAGGTATAAATCTACGTTTAAATAATGGAAGTCCTTCTTTTGAATAACCGTTAGGATATGTAAGAGGTCTTCCAGTTTCAATATCTGTAGCAGCAAAAGCTGTATTTGATGGAGCAGGGTCTATAAACATTTTTTTAACCCATTGATGTCCTGCTCCTCCGGGATTAGTTGTAGCTCTCATAGCTATTGGTAAGTCTGAAGCAGGTGTACGCAAGCGAGAGCGTAAGTAATTCCAAGCAAAAGGGGTAGCCCACTGTGTAAGTTCATCAAATCCAATCCAACTAAATGCCAATCCTTGATATCGTAATACATCATCATCTCTATCTAAATATGAAAACCAAAGTCTTCCACCTTGAGGACTAACCCATTGCATCTTTCTTTCAGACCACTTGATGCCGGGAATAGCTTTAGGATATAATTCTTGTGATTTCCAAACTAATTCTCTTAACTCTTCTGTTGTGTGTCGTATAAGCAATCCAGAAAACTGTGGATGTGTAATGTATCGTAATGGGTCTGCAAGCATTGCGTAGCTCTTACCGCCGCCTGCACTGCCACCATATAGTACTTCACGTTCACTAGAAGCTAAAAACTGTGTTTGTGGACCTTTATTAGGTTCAAAGATAACTTTGCGTCCACCATATAAATCTGTAGTACTATTGGACGGTATTGACTGCTGTATCGGTACAGTCTCTGTATGCTCCAACTCTTTTTGTTTCAAGTTTTTCTGCCGCTTCGATTGCTGCTTTGTATTTCGCAGCCCATTGGCGTTTAATTTTAATTTGTTTCTTACGTTGTTGCTCATCTTTTACTCGTTTAGTTAACCCTACATGTGAAATATATCTATCTGTTGTTTTCGTTAGCCAACGAGCTACCTCTCTATAACTATATTGTTTTAAATATTTTTTAGCTTTCTCTAATGCTTCTAGTTCATGTTTTATAGGTAAAAGTATAGCTCTATCTTCTGTAGATACTTCGTATCCAAAAGGTATCTTAACAGCTATTCTAGGTATAGGCAACCATTCTTTTGTTTCTTTTTCTAATTCAGGTTCTGGTAAATCCCAAAATCCTATACTATCTGCATTACTCATTTTATTTTAATTTTCTTTTTGGTTGTTTGCGTCTATTAATAGCTTTTGGTACTATTCTAATATTTTTAGCTCTATTATCTAAAGGATTCATATTTTTATGGTCTACTTCTTTTCCATCACCTTTACGAACTGCTCCTGCTCTAGCTAATTTATTTCGCACAGCATTTCTAGATGCTCTACGTTTTTTCTGACTAGGTAACGCTCCATGAGTAGCGTATTCTTTTTTATAGTTTCTTTGATACGCCATATTATTTAATCTTCTTCTTCTTCTTTATTTTTAGGTGGAAGTACAAAAATACCATTAGGTACGCTGACTTCCATTTTTTCAGTTTTTGAGTAGCCTGTTCTATCTAGTAAATCTTTAGCTGCTGCCATTTTATCTCTAATACCTAATTCTGTAGGGTCATGCAAAGCATTAGCCATAGAAAAAGCCGCTCTAGGAGCGACTCTAGCTAAGTATTCTTTTGTTGCCTCTGCTATTTCTTCTTTTAAAGAACGAATAACTTCAGTAGTTGATGAACCATCTGCATATCCTGCTAACTGTTTAGCTAAAGTTACATCTCCTGCTGCTTCATCAAATAATACATTTAAAAACTTTTGTTGTTTTTCAGTTAGATTTTTTGTCATATTTTCCTAAACCTTTTAGTTTTCTTAGCAATATTTTTAGGTTGAGAAGCATGTTGCTTACCACTAGCTTTAGCTTTTCGCTTTGCTCTTGTAGTTGCAGCATATTCAGAAGAAGATAAATTTTTAATAGCTGCACTTGGAAGATAGCGTTCTCCTGTAGCTTTTGAACCTTGTGTAGAAGGTTTTCCACTTTTAGTTCTCCACTTTTGTTTTGTCCAAGCTTTAAGACTTTTTTGAGATTTAGCTAGTGCCATACTACTTTTTCTTTTTCATAGCTCCACCTTTAGCGTAGCCTTTTTTCTTCATTGTCATCTTAGCTCCGCCTTTGGCATAACCTTTTTTCTTCATTGTCATTTTAGCTCCGCCTTTAGCGTAGCCTTTTTTCTTCATCTTAGACATTCCACCATTTTTCATAGCTTTAGCTTTACCTAAGTCTTTTTTGCCTTTTCCATCTGCAGCAAATGCAGGAACTTTTTTACCATTTTTCGTAACCATTTTCATTTTTGTCTTTGCAGCCATTTTTTATTTCTCCTTTTTGTTATATAGATTGTCAAATACACGTTCAGTATTCCAAACGTATTCAGTCTCTAGTTTTGAATGAAACACATGTTGACTAGGTTTAAAGTCTGGTGCTCCTTCCCCTGTCTCAAACCACGCAGGGTGTGTTACTCGTACTCTGTTATTAGGTAATGCTACTATATTACCTGTATATTCTCCTGCGTCCATTAACTCTAACACATGACTTTGCTTGTGTTGTGCAGGGTCATCAGCTATTTCACTGTCTGTATAGTCTACAGTAAAATAGTATTTAGCAGGATAGAACTCTCCATCAACCTTTGCAATCCAAGGTGCAGGAGTAGCTCTGTTCAAAACGTAGACTGAATGGTCATGTGACATACAATCCCAAGGTTGTGCTACGTATGGTGGTAATTCCTCTGCCCATTCTTCAACAGGTGTATCACCTACCAATGCTGTAATAGGCATTCTTGCCCACATTGCTCCACCATGTACATT